ATTACTGACAACCTTAAAGGTATCAATGAAGAGAACCTTTCTGGTATTAGAGAAGATGTAAAGGGTATTGGTAATAAAGTTAAGGCATTAGTAGAACAAGAACTGCCAGAATATAAGAAGTTCTTTGCTGAAACTGAATTAAAGACTGAAGATAGATTAACCCAGAATGAAGAGTTAGTAGAAGAGAAATTAAAAACAGTTGAAGAGAATTATAAGCAAGGAATCAAAGGAATTGAGAAGGATGTAAAGCAACACAGAAAGTCTTTAACAGAATCAAAGATAAGGACTGAAAAGGGTATAAACAAATTATTCAAGGATTTAGCACAAGATATTGTTACTCTTGATGAGAGACTTATTGTACTTGACACTGGTGTTACTGCTGTTCATGAAAGAGTAGAAGGTAAGGAGTCTGAAGTTGATAAGGTATTATCTGAAAAGATAATCAAAATTGAAAACCTTGTTAAAGAATCTAAAGTTCTTTCTGATACTGTAAAGAGAGACTTTAAAAATAGAGAGATTTCTAGTGATAGAAAGTTAGAAGATTATGCAAGCACTTTAACTTCTTTTGCAGAAAAGATTACTGAATTAGAAACAAATCTATCAGATAATATTTGTGAGTTACAAGAAAACTTAGATTTAAGTACTACTAAGTATCATGATGATCTAAAAACTAATGTAGAAGATTTTGAAGAAACTTTATCAGGTAAGTTAAAGGATTTACAGATCAACTTTACTGTTAATGAAAAGCATATTGAAGGTATTCGTAAAGAGTTTGAAACTGTAGTAGAAAAACTACAAGTAGATGAAATAGCAGAAAAGAGTATAGAACTTACAAGTAAAGTTAGACAATTAGAAGAAGTATTAGAAAAGTTTGATCAGAAAGAAATCCTATCAGAAGGTCTATTAAATATTCCTCCTAATGTTGATAACTCTGATCCACTAACTCCTTTAGATAAGAGATATGTAACTCTTGATCAATTATCAGAGCATTATAGATTATTTGTTAATAGAGTTCAACAACAACTAGCAACCTTTGGTGGCGGTGGTGCTGTCCGTATCAACGACATGGAAGATGTCGGTATTGGTACTGGAATAGGAACAGATGGATATGTCTTAAAGTGGAACACGGGTCTCAAGAAATGGATGCCTGGTGTTGGTGGTGCTGGTGCTGGTGGAACTTGGGCATCTAGT